CACTGACGGTTTCATCGTGGGTGTCGGTTATAAGTTCTGATTAGCCAGGTAACACAGTGTTATGACAGCCCGCCGGTTCAGGCGGGCTTTTTTGTGGGGTGAATATGGCAGTAAAGATTTCAGGTGTGCTGAAAGACGGCACAGGAAAACCGGTAGAGAACTGCACCATTCAACTGAAAGCCAGACGGACCAGCAGCACGGTGGTGGTGAACACGGTGGCCTCTGAAAATCCGGATGAAGCCGGTCGTTACAGCATGGACGTTGAGTACGGTCAGTACAGCGTCATTCTGTTGGTGGAGGGCTTCCCGCCGTCACATGCCGGGACCATCACCGTGTATGAAGATTCTCAACCCGGTACGCTGAATGATTTTCTCGGTGCCATGTCGGAGGATGACGTCCGGCCGGAGGCACTGCGTCGTTTTGAACTGATGGTGGAAGAAGCGGCGCGTCACGCAGAGGAGGCGAAGAAGAATGCCGGAGAGGCGGAGACATCAGCGAGGAATGCCGGCATATCAGCCAGTCAGGCAGAAGCGAGCGCGGCAAATGCTGACACTTCAGCAGGGGATGCATCGGAGTCAGCCCGGCAGGCGGCAGAAAGTGCAGCCGCTGCAAAGCAGTCAGAGGAGGCGTCCTCGTCCTCGGCCTCTGCGGCCGCTCAAAAAGCCAGTGAGTCATCACAAAGTGCAGCAGATGCTGAGTTGTCAAAAAAGACGGCAGAAAGTGCAGCCGGTAATGCCGCCAGGGATGCAACGACCGCAGCAGAAAAAGCCCGGGAGTCAGCAGAAAGCGCACAGTCAGCGGAACAAAGCAGGATAGCGGCGGAAGAGGCCGTAAACCGAATCCCCACCGTGGTGGGGCCACCCGGACCAAAGGGAGAACCGGGGCCCGCGGGTCCTCAGGGGCCGAAGGGAGATAAAGGAGAGCGTGGTGACACCGGCCCTGTCGGGGCAACCGGCGAACGGGGACCGGGAGGAGATACAGGTCCGGCAGGTCCGCAGGGGCCGAAAGGCGACAGGGGAGAGCGGGGAGAGACCGGGCTGACAGGAAGTACAGGTCCACAGGGTCCAAAGGGAGACACCGGGGCAGCAGGCCCGGCAGGCCCACAGGGACCGAAAGGAGAAACAGGTGTGGCTGGCCCGGTAGGGGCAACCGGACCTCAGGGGCCGAAGGGCGACCCGGGGGAGACGCAAATACGGTTCCGTATGGGGCCGGGAAACATTATTGAGACAAACAGCAATGGCTGGTTCCCGGATACAGATGGCGCACTCATCACCGGACTGACCTTTCTTGACCCCAAAGATGCCACACGGGTTCAGGGTTTTTTTCAGCATTTGCAGGTCAGGTTTGGCGACGGGCCGTGGCAGGATGTTAAGGGACTGGATGAAGTGGGCAGTGATACAGGCAGAACAGGAGAATGACATGAATATTTTGAGAAAGCTTATGGAGCGTCTGTGTGGTTGCGGAAAGCATGATGACTGTGAACACGGGCAGTCGCTTACAGCACAGCTGCGACTGGGACCGGCAGACATTCTGGAGTCAGATGAGAATGGCATTATCCCGGAGCAGGACAGGGTAATCACGCAGGTGGTGATACTGGATGCGGATAAAAAGCAGATACAGTGCGTGGTAAGACCGCTGCAAATCCTGCGTGCTGACGGGACGTGGGAAAATGTTGGCGGGATGAAATAGCCCGACAGCTTCACAAAAACCGGAGTCCGGCTCCGGTTTTTTGTTGGTTAGATGTAATCTGACAGATACCTGTATAAATAACCGGTAACTGTCAGGTCAGAGCTAATACAGGTAATTATATTATAATCACGAGCGCTTAGATGTATTAATGCCATGCTCTGCAAGATGCTGCATCAGACGCTGAGCCACATCAGGCAGAGGTCTTGATTGTTCATTTTGTACTGGCGGCGTTGGCGCAGGCCAGTTAGGTGCCGGAGGAATATGTTCAGCCATATTCCGGGCTGGTTGAATGCCATGCTCTGCAAGATGCTGCACCAGACGCTGAGCCACATCAGGCAGAGGTCTTGATTGTTCATTTTGTACTGGCGGCGTTGGCGCAGGCCAGTTAGGTGCCGGAGGAATATGTTCAGCCATATTCCGGGCTGGTTGAATGCCATGCTCTGCAAGATGCTGCACCAGACGCTGAGCCACATCAGGCAGAGGTCTTGATTGTTCATTTTGTACTGGCGGCGTTGGCGCAGGCCAGTTAGGTGCCGGAGGAATATGTTCAGCCATATTCCGGGCTGGTTGAATGCCATGCTCTGCAAGATGCTGCATCAGACGCTGAGCCACATCAGGCAGAGGTCTTGATTGTTCATTTTGTACCGGCGGCGTTGGCGCAGGCCAGTTAGGTGCCGGAGGAATATGTTCAGCCATATTCCGGGCTGGTTGAATGCCATGCTCTGCAAGATGCTGCACCAGACGCTGAGCCACATCAGGCAGAGGTCTTGATTGTTCATTTTGTACTGGCGGCGTTGGCGCAGGCCAGTTAGGTGCCGGAGGAATATGTTCAGCCATATTCCGGGCTGGTTGAATGCCATGCTCTGCAAGATGCTGCACCAGACGCTGAGCCACATCAGGCAGAGGTCTTGATTGTTCATTTTGTATTGGCGGCGTTGGCGCAGGCCAGTTAGGTGCCGGAGGAATATGTTCAGCCATATTCCGGGCTGGTTGAATGCCATGCTCTGCAAGATGCTGCACCAGACGCTGAGCCACATCAGGCAGAGGTCTTGATTGTTCATTTTGTACTGGCGGCGTTGGCGCAGGCCAGTTAGGTGCCGGAGGAATATGTTCAGCCATATTCCGGGCTGGTTGAATGCCATGCTCTGCAAGATGCTGCACTAGGCGTTTGGCCACATCAGGTAGAGGCCGATGTAAAGCGTTTTTTTCTATACTTGACTGAGTATAAGATGTGGAACGTTGAAGTCCTGATTCCGTATAAGAATTTTTTACCTTAAAAATAGTTGTTGCACTGGCAGGACTGTTGCTGGGAGAAAGAGGTGAGCTGGTTTTTACCGTGTTAGGTGTGCTTTTGTGCTGTGAGGCAGTGAAGCTACTGTTACGCGTAACACTTGATATACTGCGAGGAATGCTGGAAAAAAAAGAATTAATGCTATTTATCATATAGATAACCTTATAAGAACTTTATGTGATAGTCTAATTTATCCGTTTGCATGAAATCTACCTTTTGTGAAATTCTCGTCAATATTTTACTCAAAATGATCGGCTGTAGGAATAAACTATTTGATATTATTGCGTTTTTAGAGTTGTTTTCAATCAGCTATAGATAGGGCTTGGCGCCAGAATGGAGAATATTTAACGAGAAATAGAAGCTTTGTATCAGACGGGCTTCCCTGAATAGAGAAGTTAAATAATCAGGATGATGCTAATGAATATCAGGAACAAGGTGAGTGTCTTCATGTTCACTGAAACAGGGTGTCACAAAAAATATGGCTATAAGATGATCAATGTGATTTGAAATATTTATAGGTTTACAGGGGGCTGGGCATGCATATCTTACTGCAATGCAGAATATGTGCTGCTTGGCGCAGCTCTTTATTGAGAATGTTCAATCTTTTGTTTCAGTTTCGTGAAGGATACGGACGGTTTCTTGTGTAATATTATACATCGCCTGTTTATCTTTACTGCATACTCCTGCAAGTGTTAATGCTACTCCAGCATAAATTTCTGGATAACTATGTGTAAATATATCCAGTGAGTTTACATGTTTCTCTTTCATTCCTGCATCACAACGAACCTTATTTATACCTGTCGCCATTGATTGGGGAGGGCTAGAGCCTTCTGCACGAAAATAGTGATGTGACAGATCTGAGATAGCTTTGTATCCTTCTGCCTGGTTCAGGCCTGGAGCAGTCCATGTTTTACAAAAATACTCGGCAGCGTAACGTGTTGCAAGAGCGGCATCAGACGAGGAACCTGAGGTTCCGCTCATGACCGATAATCTCATCCGAATAAAAATATACCAATTGGTATACCAAGTTTATACCAAGAGCCAAAAAACAAAGGGGCTACCATTTGGTAACCCCTTGATTATTTGGCGGAAGCGCAGAGATTCGAACTCTGGAACCCTTTCGGGTCGCCGGTTTTCAAGACCGAAGAAAAACAAATAAAAATCAGTGCAATACGTGAAATTGCTGAAAAGTTAATCAAATTTAACACCAAGAAAAATCAAGGTATTAGGAAGTTGCTCATAGCTAGTATACCAAGTCTTTTTGCCAGAAATTTTTCTGGATTGTCTACTTGCTAA